AAACAGTAACTGTTCTAGTTGCTGTTTCTGTTGGTTACAGGTCTCCCGACCTGCACCGGCCAGTGTGTTTCTGTCCCAAGGCTTGATATCCTTAGCACATTAGACTCACTAGCTTGCTTTTGTAAGCGATGTGAACTACCTAATAAGTTATTATTAATTAAAATAATAATGTTAGATAACAAATTAATAATTATCCTAGAGTGGATAACTGCTAATTGGTTTCCTAACATCCCTATTGAGGTACGTAGAACAACACTGCGGTCTTGGATTGATTTAGTTCGATCCTGGATTTCCTCTCAAGGAATATCTCACACTATCAAGCGTATCAAAATGATCCGATTGATAGTGACTCGATATCTATGTAGTCAACCTTTAATGGTTAATGACTTAATGATTGGTGTATCCAGAGATGGATTCCCGACATCAATTCTTTTTATGAAAGAATTGTTAGATTCGAGTGATCCTCAATCTAAGAGATTCGTGCTAACATTACTCGGGATTTCCCGTGCAATGAAGGCCAGTGGTAAAGTTAGTTATAACTCTATTACTGATCCTTTCAAGGGAGAATTTAAAACTCTTCCTAAAGATTTTATTAATCTTTTCGTTCAGGACTTTTGTCCAACGATGGAGGATACGAAAATCACAGTGAGAGACTTCTTCTTAAACTTGAAGTCAGGACCTTTGGGTGGTCCAGCAATTCTGCTGGCTCACCATGCAACTCGGTATTATACCGGTGCTAACCTATGGGGATTAAATATCCTTTTAGGTACAGAAGGTATGAGATGGTTTAAAGATCTATTTCTGAATACCAAACTTTCTGAAAAGAAAGCGGCTCGGAATAGAAAACTTCATATCATTTCAGATCCTGAGTTAAAGGAGAGGGTAATTGCAATTTTCGATTATATATCGCAGATTGCTTTTCAACCTCTATCTAGTTACCTTTTTAAGGCACTAGAGTCTATCTCTCAAGATAGAACTTTTACTCAGAATCCTGTCATCTTGGATAAGAGAAGTGGGGAACGGTTCCATTCATTGGACCTAAGTTCGGCCACAGATAGATTTCCTATTGATCTACAAGTAGATTTAATAGATTCTATTGAGCGAGCTGGTAACAAACCTTACCGAGGAATCGGTGCGGCTTGGAAATCATTAATGGTTAAGGAACCATTTATGACACCTGAGGGTAACTTGCTGAAATATTCAGTTGGTCAACCGATGGGAGCTCGATCATCTTGGGCAGCTTTTACTTTATCTCACCATTTGGTGGTTCAGTATGCTGCACATGTCCATGGCTTATATCCTTTTAAAGAATACATCCTTCTCGGTGACGATATCGTTATTTATAATGATATAGTTGCCGAAGAGTATGTGAGAACTATAGAACTCTTAGGAGTAGAATGTTCTCCAGCTAAATCACATACGAGTGAAAACACGTATGAATTTGCGAAACGGTGGTTCCGTAATGGAATTGAGATTTCGCCTGTTCCTTTAAAGGGATTCCTCGCAAACTGGGCAAACCCAGTGTTGTTATTCCAAGATATTCTAACCTTGGTATACAACTTGCGTGGTCCAAGATCCGGGATACAATCGGTTCAACTTGCAATAGATCTTATTAAGAGACTGGGTTATACCAGATCTCAAATTAGATTATATACAAGTATGTTCACTGATATCCGTTTTACAAAACGGGTAACAATGGACTTTCCGGACTTTCAGTTGCTAAGAAGTTTCTTAGGGGCTGCGAGTGTCGGGAACGATTATATCTTACCTTTTGGAGAGGCAACTCTATTGAAGGAATTCAATAGAACCTCTTCACTGGTAGTGAATGGTATGGTTATGACTGTATGTAATACCTTATCTAAGTATTACCAAAGCTTTAAAAATAGCTTTGAGTCATTCATAACTGCTCCATCGGGCATAATTAAC